GACCACCATCCGGTAAACGAGAAGAAAGATTGTTCTGTGTGTCTTCATCCGCAAAGCTCCTGAGAAGGGGCATAAGCGGTTCAAAGTGAGCGTGAGCGAGGGCGTTACTGACGTCCTCGATCAACTCATCAATCTTCCCAACCACTACCATGTTACCGGGAGCCTTTCCATCCTTTTTCCACATATATTGGAGGCTCTTGTCCTTGTTGAGGCGATCGTCGAGCATACCGCGACAAGACTTAGTAGAAAGAAGTCTTGTTGGATTATACGGTGCGGTATCCCATGCCGCTGCAGGCTTAGTATATTTAAGCTTTTTCCCGTAAACTACTGCTGCAAATGCTCGACGCATCAACTTGCTCTTAACACATCGTACTGTCCTTTCCCTGTTATTCCTAGGAGGTAAGCCGGCACCGCCGAGCTCTCTAGGAACGGTTGGATATAAACCGTGTTCATAAAACCACTTGTATAATCCGGGGTTCATCAGATTCGTAACCTTCGCTACGACCTTCTGACGTTCTGGTAACCCACTCACGAGATTAGTTAACGCGGTTCCAATCCTGATCCACCATGGTGTAGAATCTTGACTACTATAAGGATCAGACAGGGATTTTAAGGAGAAAGCAGAAGTCCATCGTTTGAAATTGCACACGTACACAGGAATAGGATTGTAGCGTTCCATCACGAATGTACTACCGGGCTGTAAACGTTCACCATGCATGAGCCCTCTCAACTCATTACCCCTTTCAGGGCCGGCTATCTTTCTAACCCGGATTCTAAACTTAGGAACCCTACGTCCTCCCCATTTTTCTTTTACGCTTAATAGATCTAGGACTGACTTTTCTCCAGCACGGGGGAATGCTTCGTCATATGAACATTCCCGGAAGAAGGTATAATGACTTTTGAAACCTTTCTTCTTCCTGGACATCTCAAAGACCTCCTCGGTAAATACTCCATATTTTCGAGAAACAAAATGTTTACCAGAGGAGAACTTTCCGTTGCAAGCGATAACTACATCACGATATCGACGATATTGTGCAACGGTGAAAGCACCAATCAGATCGTCCCCACAAATTCTGGCGGGGAGTGCTTTCAGGGGTCCACGTGCAGTACTTTGAGAGAACTTAACCCACATAAGGTGAATCACAGAGAGAGTGATCCAAGTGGTTGGTAGACCCATCAGGATTCCACAGGTGGATTGCACAACTTCCTCTTCAACATCGAGGTCATTTGTGTGATAGTGCAACTCCATCGGTCCAGTAAGTAGGTCAATCACCTTATGAGTCCATGCCGGAAGCTTGAGCGCTTTTACCATAATGTTCCAAATGGTTTGGACGAGCTCAAGGGGAAACCGGTCGGTGGCGGCTGTAAGATCAGCAGAAACGATCTTACGGTCTCCAATGATAGGGAAGATTTCTTGTATAGCCTTACGCCTATCGCCACCGAGGACCGTCGCTGTTTCAGGTAATCTCTTTAATACCCTTAGAACAACACGACGGATCCAATGGCCGGCTGTGACCAAGAATGCGGGGGATTTAGTGACAATTCTAGCTTTGTAACCCCTCTCTTTGATAGCGAGCACATCAGCTCTCACTATAGACATATCAGAGAGATGACCAATGACATGGTCACGTAATCTAGTCTCGCGTCCCAAGATTTTTCTCATATCTTCAATATTTGGGAGGGAAGAGACTGAAGGATCGTAAGTAAAATCATCGAAAGCATTTGTAGACATACTTACGTCCTCTGGCACAGCAGGGAAGTTCTCAAGTACATAGGCGCGACAACCGCCTTCATTGGTTGTCCGTTCAAGGCATGATGAATCCACTAAAGGATATTCCATTGACAAG